TCAAAAAAAATTTTCGCATATATAAAATCAAGTGTGAAGATTCATTCAATGAAAAAAAATTTCGACCAAATTTTTTCGACCATAGAGATCGATCCAGTAACTGACAGATATCATATGACAATTCCAGAGGAAGTCGTAAATGAACTTAATTGGTATGAAGATCTTGAATTAAAATGGAATTTAGAAGTTGATGGAATCTATCTTACTTTAAAAAAAGATGATGATTAACATCTGAATATCTTGTTGACAAAACGTTCTATATAAGTTAGAATTGAATTGATGAACAATCTATTATGGCAAAAGGATTTACAGTAAAAGCAAAGAAACCAGTTACTCAGAAAAAACCCGAATGGGATTATGAGAGAGCAAAGGAATTAGTTAAAGGTAAGAAGATCGTATTCTGTCTACCAGGTCGAGGAGTATCATACGTCTACTTAAAAAATTTCGTACAATTATGTTTTGATCTTGTACAGTGTGGTGCAAGCATTCAAATCTCACAGGACTATTCATCAATGGTTAACTTTGCCCGTTGTAAGTGTTTGGGTGCAAACGTACTGAGAGGACCAAATCAAATTCCATGGGATGGAAAATTGGAATATGATTATCAACTTTGGATTGACTCTGATATTGTTTTTAATTCAGAGAAGTTCTTTCAGTTACTTTTAGATGCTAATCCAGAAGGAGAAAAGGAAAAACATATTGTTGCAGGTTGGTATTGCACCGAAGATGGTAGAACCACATCGGTGGCACATTGGTTAGAGGAAGATGATTTTCGAACCAATGGTGGTGTAATGAATCATGAAACACTCGAAAGCATGTCAAAACGACGCAAACCTTTTACCGTAGACTATACAGGTTTCGGATGGTTATTAATCAGAAAGGGAGTCTTTGAACACGAAGGATTACCATACCCATGGTTTGCACCCAAGATGCAGGTCTTTGAGTCTGGTGAGGTGCAGGACATGTGCGGCGAGGATGTCTCGTTTTGTCTCGATGCAAAGGAAGCAGGATTTGAGATATGGTGTGATCCAAGAATTAGAGTCGGACATGAAAAGAATCGAGTTATATAAAGTCACCAAAGGTCAGGAGGTTCTTGGTAAGAATCTGACTGTAGAGGATTACTGTGACTTGATGGAAGATCTGGCACAGCAGTTTTATGATGGGAAATTTCAAAACCCCCTCGATCTTACCACTACAATACAAAAGGAGTACGAAGAATGAAATGCTGGCACTGTGATACTGAATTAATCTGGGGTGGAGATAACTCCATGGAAGAGTTAAATGATGGAGAAGAGTCTGAATATGATTTCTTCTCTAACTTTACTTGTCCAAAATGTCAATCTTATGTTGAAGTATTTCACCACGTCTGATAAATACGAAAAGTAGGAGTGATTAAAAATATCAATATTAAAAATAACTCATAAAATAAAATGGCAATCACACATACAGAAACAATAACTAAATTGACAATCGTTAACAATCCTGATAATATAATTTCAGATGTAGAAGTAAATATTAAATCGGTTGATGATTCTAATCCTTCAGTTCTTACAATAGAAAGCACTGAATATATTGGTATAACCACTGAAGGTGTAACAACATCAACTTCAGGATTTATTTCTTATCAAAATTTAGATCAAAACACAATTTTAAATTGGACTGAAGTCGTAAATGGAATTTCAGAATCATGTGTCAAAACTAATCATACATCATGGATTGAGTCAGTTAAAAATCCTCCAACACCATCTCACGTTGATAAGGAACTCCCTTGGTAATCGTAAAAGTAAACTATTAAATTAAATGTCCTGTCTAATTACGAATCTACCCTCTTATGAAGTATGGGTAAGAAAAGAATACTTGACCGATCACAAGAGTGGTCACGGTGAATTTGTAAAAGGAGTCTGGGTATCTGCCAAAAGTATACCTGGTCGTGCTTTTTATTTCGAAACTTATCTACCAGAGTATGCCGCCATGTTTGATAAGTTACCCATATCTGCCTTTCTCTCATCTCCAGAAATACCTGATCCTGATATGACACTTCATAATCTACAGTTTTGGAACTGTATGGACTATGGTGTCGTTGCCGTTCAGAAGCAGTTTATCGGTTCAATGCACTATGAAGTCTATACAAGAGACTTTGGCACTCAAACGGGCACGTACATATGTACTCTTGACAATTATCATCAGGATGTAGATGCAATTGATTACTCGACAAGTGAACAACCTGCCGAACACAAGTCTCATAACCTCCTTGAACTTGATAATGGGCAGTTTTGCCTCTATCCAAACAACCGAATGAGGATATATGACAATAGTATCACTCCTGAGACACCTAAGATTCCTGATTTTAAGGTATCAACCGTGTATTATCAGGTGGAGAATGGTCATGATCGTGATGGATTAGGTTCAGAAGAGAATTATTTTTGGAAAACTGCTAAAGAAAGGAACGAAAATGAAGAAAAAAAGGAAAGAAAACCATTTGAATCGGAAAAAAACACTGTTAATATCGATATTGAACCAGAATTGGGATAAATATATGAAAAAAAGGGTATAAATAAATATAAAACTTGGTTCATGGCAAATGTAAGGGTCTCTCGATCGTTTAAAGACATAAGTTTATCGTTTTCACCCCATCCAGTTACAAAAGATCTACCTATTTTAAAGAACGAAAGAGCAATTTCTCGATCTGTAAGGAATATTGTGGAGACAATACCAACAGAAAAATTTTTTAACCCTGATTTTGGGTCTGATGTGTTTAAAAGTCTCTTTGATTTTGTAGATGTTGGTACAGCAACCATTATTCAAGATCAAATTAAATCATCTGTGAATAACTTTGAACCAAGAGTTAATAATGTAAGGGTTGAAGTTGATCCGCAACCTGATTTAAATCAGTTTGAAGTTTTCATTTTCTATGATATTGTTGGTCAAGAGTTCCCAACTCAGGAATATTCATTCATATTAGAGGCAACAAGGTAAATGCCTTTCTCAAATTTCACAAATCTCGATTTCGATCAGATAAAAATATCAATTAAAGACTATTTACGCGCAAATTCCAAATTTAGTGACTTTGATTTTGATGGGTCAAATTTTTCTGTCTTAATTGATACTCTTGCATACAATACTTATATCACTGCATTCAACTCAAACATGATTGTGAATGAATCTTTTCTGGATTCTGCCACTTTAAGAGAAAATGTAGTATCATTGGCAAGCAATATTGGATATACACCACGGTCTAGAACGGCAGCAAACGCACAAATTTCATTCGATGTTGAAATTAGTGACACTGTAAGTGCAGTCACCTTACAACCAGGTTTAGTATGCACTGGGGACGTAAATAATGAGACATATACCTTTGCAATCACCGAAAAAATTGAGGCAAATGTTGTTGATAAAATTGCAAAATTTGAAAATATTAATGTATTTCAAGGAACTTACTTAGAAAAACAATTTATTTTTGATGGATCTCTTGATCAAAGATTTATTTTAGATAATCCTTTCATTGATATATCAAAAATTATTGTTCACGTTAAAAATAGTACTGATAATGGTGATGGTATCCAATATTCCTTAGTAAATGATATTATTACCATTGATTCCAACTCAAAAATTTTCTTAATAAAAGAAGTTCAGGACGAAAGGTATGAATTGAAGTTTGGAGATGGATTTTTTGGTAAAAAATTAGGAGAAGGACCAAATTTAGATGGAAATATTATCACAGTTAAGTATATTACGACAGATGGAGAGGATGGTAATGGAGCACAGAGATTTACTTTTTCTGGTAGATTAACTAAATCAGACGGGAATCCAGTAAATGCCAGTGTTACATCAATTACAACTAATCTTAAATCACAAAATGGTGGAAATATAGAATCAATTGACTCCATAAAATATTTTTCACCGTTGACTTACTCGTCACAAAATCGTGCAGTGACAGCAAGAGATTATGAGGCAATAATTAAGAAAATTTACCCAAATACTGAATCAGTTTCAATAATTGGTGGTGAAGAACTTGATCCTCCAGAGTTTGGAACAGTTGTAATTAGTATAAAACCCAAAAATGGTGATTTAGTATCTGATTTTACAAAAAATCAAATTTTATCTAAGTTGAAGCAATATTCAATATCAGGTATTAATCAAAAAATTGTAGATTTAAAGTTATTATATGTTGAACTTGATTCAAATGTTTATTATGATGATTCTCGCATCTCAACTGCAGAATCATTAAAAACTAATGTTGTAAATTCACTGACAACTTATTCAAAATCAATAAATTTGAATAAATTTGGTGGAAGATTAAAATATAGTAAATTACTTAAAGTTATAGATGATACAGATAATGCAATTACTTCAAATATAACAAAAATTAGAATTAGAAGAAACTTGCAAATATCTGCAAATCAATTTGCACAGTATGAACTCTGTTTTGGTAACAAATTTTACGTAGATCCAAACGGATTTAATATTAGATCCACAGGATTCACTATTTCTGGATTTTCAGGGACATTGTACCTATCTGATACTCCCAATTCTGATTTAAAAACAGGAATTTTGAAAATTATAAAAATATTAAATGATAACTCAATTCGAATCATAAATTCATCAGCGGGTTCGATTGATTATGAAAAAGGAGAGGTAAATTTATCTACAATTAATTTCTTATCAACAACAAAACCAAATAATATAGTTGAAATTCAAGCTTTTCCAGAATCAAATGATGTAGTTGGTCTTAAGGATTTGTATATTTCATTAGACATATCAAATAGTTCAATAAATATGACTAGAGATGTTATTTCATCAGGAGATGAAATTTCTGGTGTACAGTTTACTAGAGATTTTTATTCATCAAGTTATCCAAATGGAAGAATAATTAGAACATGATTGAAACAGGTATTGTAAGTAAAGTAAAGATACAGGATGTATTACTTAATCAACTTCCGAATTTTATTCGGGATGAGAGTCCTCTAACCGTTGATTTTTTAAAGCAATATTATATTTCACAAGAATATCAAGGTGGTGTAAGTGATATTTCTGATAATTTAGATCAATATTTAAATATTGATAATTTAACACCTGAAGTTATAGTTGATAATTCTAAAACAGTAGGTATTACCACTGTTGGTGATGAAATAATTAATGTTACCAGCACAAAAGGATTTCCAAATCAATATGGTTTATTGAAGATTGATGATGAAATAATCACATATACTGGATCAACTTCAATAAGTTTCACTGGTTGTAAACGTGGGTTTAGTGGTATTACTAATTATCACTCAGATGTAAATAAAGAAGATATAGTATTCAGCACTTCATCTGCTGCAGAGCATGTAGAGTCATCTACGGTTGAAAACTTAAGTTCCCTATTTTTAAAAGAATTTTACAAAAAATTTAAATCAACTTTTTTACCTGGTTTGGAGGAGATAGATTTTCAATCAAACTTGGATGTTGGTACATTTATAGGTGAAGCGAGATCATTATATCAAACAAAAGGAACAGAAGAGTCATTTAGAATACTTTTTAATGTTTTGTATGGTATTACTCCTAAAATAATTAATTTAGAAGAAAGATTAATAAAACCATCAACTGCAAATTATGTTAGAAGAAGAGTATGTGTTGCAGAGTTAATAGAGGGAGATCCAATTAAACTTAAAGGGCAAAGTTTACTTAAAGGATTAACTGGTCAAACTCTTTTTAGAAGTGATCTTGATCTAGACATTAACGCATCAATATCAGATATAGAACCCTTTGAAAGAAGTGGTTCTGGATTAACTGGTATTACAACTTATTATAAAATCGGATTATTTGTAGGTTATGATGAAACCTCAGATGTTCAAGGTGATTTTGTTATTGTTCCAAATACAAAATCTTTAGAAACAGTATCACCAGGTTCGAATATAATTTCAGTTGATTCTACAATTGGTTTTGGTGTAACAGGAACTTTAATATCTGGATCAAATACGATTAATTATACTGATAAAACTGTAAATCAATTCTTAGGTTGTACAGGTGTTGATAATCAAATTGAACCAACTGCTAATATAAGATCAAACATAACTTATTTTGGTTTTGAAGATGGTAATCTGAATAAAAAAGTTGTTTTAAGATTAACTGGTGTATTATCAGAATTTGAGCAAGAGAGTAATTTAGATGTTGAGGAGGGAGAAATTATATCAGTAAAATCAATAGGTGATAAAGTTGAAAATCCTAAAGAGAATAATTCATACAAAGAAATATTCTGTAATTCTTGGATTTATAATACAAGTTCTTCATATTTTACTAATTTCGATCCCATTAATAGTAAATTTATTTTACCTAGTGAAACTGATGCATCAAGTTTAAAAAAAGGTGATTTTGTAGAGATAGTTGAAAGAACTAGTAATAAAATTATTGATACAGGTAATCAATTCATATCAATTATTAATTCTAATGATGTTACACTCAATGGTGGAAATTTAGATAACATAGACATAGGAACAGATTATAAACTAAGAAAAAAATTAAATAAGGCAAGTAGCTCAGGTGCACCAATTGAATTTGGTAATGATGCGGTTATTTCAGATATTCAGAATGTTTATATTGAAGGTGAAAATGCGTATGTAACATCTAATTCACTACCTTCCTTTATAAACAATAATTCTTCAGAATTTTCAAAGCAAATTGACATTAATGTAGATCAAGTATCTCTCGATTTAACTGATCCTAACTTTAAACCACTTTCAGGAGATACTGATGATCAAACTAATTTTACAACTATAACTTTTAACACTGATATTCCATTTAATACTGGTGATAAGGTATTTTACACATATTCAAATGGTGACTCTCTTGTTGGTTTAGATACAGGAATTTATTTTATTAGTAAAGTTGGAGATAAAAGTATTAAATTGTTTGGCTCTCCATCTGGTGTTGCAGATGGAAAAAATATATCATTTTCAAGAAGTGAAAATAGTGGTATCCTGAATTTTATTTTATTCTCCCAAAGATCTGGACAGATAGGAGCACAAAAATTAATTAAAAAATTTCCCTTAAGTCAAAACTTAAGCAATGGAAATAATGATTTAACTCCAGTAGGAGAAATTGGAATGTTGAAAAATGGTGTTGAAATACTAAATTATAAGTCTCAAGATAAAATGTTTTTTGGTCCTTTGACCGAATTAAGTGTTTTAAATGAGGGAGAAAATTTTGATGTAATAAACCCTCCAATTATATCGATTTCTTCAGGAAGTAGAGAAAATGCTTTAGCTCAACCAGTTATCAGTGGAAAAATTGAAGATGTATTTATTGGTAATCAAACTTTTGACATTGATAAAATTATTTCAATTGGTGTAACTGGGGGAAATGGATCAGGATGTATACTTGAACCAGTTATTGGAACAAGATATAGAGAAGAATTTTTTGATGCAAAATCAACCACATCTGGTGGAGGAATATCAACTGTTGCAGTTGGAAACCCAACATCCAGAATTAAATTTAATAATAATCATAATTTTAAAACATCCGAACCAATAATTTATGATTCTAATTCAAATCCAGAGATAATAATTGGATTTGGAAACAGTACTTTAGTAAATCAATCAGTATATTTCCCTAAAATATTAAACAGTAATACTATAGAATTATATGAATCTCTCTCAGATTTAACGTCAGGAATAGGAACAGTAAGATTAACTGGAAATTCTTCAGGAAATCATATATTTAAAGTAGGTCTTAGAAACACACTTTTAGATGTAAATGTAGTTGATGGCGGTAAAAATTATACTAATAGAAAATTATTTGTAAAACCATCAGGAATATCTACATCAACTAATAAAATAAATTTTGTAAATCATGGATTTAATCATGGAGATTTGATAAACTATTCAACAAAAATTGGACTTGGTTCTGACATACCACAAACAATAAGTGGGTTAAGCACATCATTAAGTTATTATGTATTAAAAGATGATGATAATTCGTTTAGATTAGCAAACGCTGGAATTGGTGGAACAATATTAACTAATTTTGAAAGAAATAAAAATGTATCACTAGGATCCACTGGAACAGGATTTCAATCTTTTTCTTATCCAGAAATAAAAGTTCTAATAAAATTTAATCCTGTTGCAGTTGAAACATCCTCATCCGTTGAAGAAATTATTTCAATACCAAAAGTTAGAGGATCTGTAAAACAAGTATATCTTTATGAATCAGGAAAAGGTTATGGATCAACTGTTATTAATAATCATAAAAAACCAATAATAACTGTAAAAAATGGTAAACAAGGATCAATAAAACCTATTATTATAAATGGAAGAATTAATTCTTTAATTATTAACTCTGCTGGTCAGGAGTATTTTTCCTCACCAGATCTTGAAGTAATAGACCCTACAGGGTTAGGAGCGGGTGCTAAATTAAGACCAATTATTGAAAATGGTAAGATTACTGACGTAGAAATAGTAAATCAGGGGATTGGATATTCTAATGATACCTCAATAAACGTTAAATCAGCAGGAAAAAACGTATTTATTGATTCAAAGGTAAGATCACTGACATTAAATAAACATCTAACAAAATTAGATGCTAATAATAATGTGCGAAATGAATATCAATTCTTAGAAGAATCTGATAATAAGTTAAAATATACTTTTATAGGATATCCATATGCTAGCAATTCATCATTATTAGGTGATTCTGATTTGATAGGTTGGGCTTATGATGGAAATCCAATATATGGACCTCTAGGTAATAATGACCCTCAACAACTATCTCCTTTAGATACAAAACTAAAATCAGGATATGTTTTAGACATTGATAATGTTGAAGATAGACCAGATGTAACTACCTTTAATGAAGGTTTCTTTATTGAAGACTTTAAATATGACAATAGTATTGGTGATTTAGATGAGCATAATGGTAGATTTGAAGTAACTAAAGAATTTCCAAATGGAGTTTATGCCTATCATGCAACAGTGGATGATCAGAATAAACCAGAGTTTCCATATTTTATAGGAAATAGTTTTAGATCAAAGTTAATATCATTTAATTTTGATAAAAATTTACAAACTAATTTTGATTTTATATCAAATAATTTAATTAGAAATACATTTCCATATAAAATCGCCGATAATTTTGCGGAAAATGATTTCATAGTTGAAACAAATGAAATTCAAGATCAAAAAATTCAAATAGACTCAATTTCTTCAGGTTCAGTAACAGGATTAGATGTCATATCTGGAGGATCAAACTATAAAGTTGATGAGTTTTTAAAATTTGATAATCAAAATACTGATGGAGATGGATTAGTATCTTCTATATCTAAAATTTTAGGAAAAACAATACAATCAGTTGATACAACAATTGAAGAAAATGATAATTCTGTTATCACTTGGTCAGAAAATCAAATTAATGTTTTCACTGATCAAAATCATAATTTTAAGAATAATGATGTGGTTAAAATATCAGGGATATCAACTGACATTTCATCGTTGAATAATTCATTTAAGATTGGGGTTACAACTTTTACAACAACCACAATATCAACAATAACAGCATCATCTGTTGGATTTACCACTGAAATATTTGTATCAGATATACCATCTTCAGTTTCGGTTGGTAGTAGTATTACTATCGGAAATGAAACTTTAAAAATATTAAACATATTTAAAGATTTAAATATATTAACAATCGAAAGAGGTTCATCTGCAACTGAGCATTCGAAGGGGTCAAACGTAGAATATTTAACAAATAAATTTACGATTAATAAATCAATTTCTGAATTTGACTCTAAAATTAATAAAAAAATATTTTTTAATCCATCACAATCAGTTGGAATAGGCACTACTGACGGCAGAGCAGAGGAGGTTTCATTTTCCTTTGCAGGACAAGATATTACAAGAAGTATTCAAGTAAAACAAATTTTTATTGAAAACCATCCATTTAAAACAAATCAAAAAATTAAATTTACTGCTCCATCAGGTAATATAGCAATTTCTACTGATAGAAATTCATCTACTTTCAATTTACCTCAAGATTTATTTGTTGTTAATAAAAATATCAACTCAATAGGAATAAAAACACAAATTAATTCGGATGAAGTTTATTTTAGAAGTATTCCTAGTGTTAGTGAGAATTTACGTGATAAATTTTTATTTGAAACTGTTTTCAATCAAATTACAGGTAAGGTTGAAAGTATAAAAAGCACAGTAACAACAACAGAACCTCATGAGTTAAAAAATGAAGATGAAATATTTTTATCGATAAAACCTAATTTATCCACATCGATAAATGTATCGAGAGACTCTGTAACAGGAAATATTTTAATCAATCCTGTAGGATTTAATTCTACTGCAATTAATACATCGTCCAACACGATAACAATTGTTAATCATGGACTAAAAACAGGTGATAAAGTAAAATATGAATCAGATCTTTTACCTGAAGGACTAGAAAATAAAAATTATTTTGTTTATAAAATTGATGATAATAACATAAAATTATGTGAAACTAATATTGATGTATCAAAAAATATTCCTAATATTACTGGTATCGGTTCAACAGGTGGAGCATCGCAGTTCATATCATTAATTAATCCTGAAATACAATTAGTTAAGAATAATAATTTAAGTTTCAATCTATCAAATTCTTCCCTGACTGGATATGAATTTAAAATTTATTATGATCAGGATTATAAAAATGAGTTCGTATCATCAGGAACAACTTCAGTGTTTAGTGTCTCTACATCAGGATCAAATGGATCAGCGGGAGCAGCTCTGACAGTCAATTATGAAAACAATATACCAGATATATTATATTATAATTTAGAAAAGACAGGTACAATTAGTACAACTGATACAGAAGTAAATAATCATTCACAGATCTCATTTCATGATAGTGTTTATAATGATTCCTATAATATTTCTAATGTGAGTGGTAATAACTTTGAAATATTTTTAAATGATATTCCAGAAAAATTATCATATAATTCTAGTGAATGTGATGTATTAAAATACACTACTAATTCAAAGACAGCAAGAGGATCTATTGAAACTGTTAAGATAATCTCTGGAGGATCAAATTATAAGAGACTTCCTAATTTTGCAGGAGTGCAAGAAAATTCTCAGGGAATAGATGCGGTTGTTATACCTACTTCAACTTCAATAGGAAATGTTAATGATGTTAGAATTATAAATGAGGGATTTGAATATTCCTCTGACAAAACTTTAAAACCAGAAAGTCTTATTTCTCCAAGTGTTAATATTATTAATACTGAAACTCTTGGTATTGTGAGTGTCACTAATGGTGGAGCAAATTATATACAAGCACCTGATATTATTGTTGTTAATACTGATACTGGTGAACAAATAGAGAGTGGATTTTTAGAACCTGTAATGTTGGAAAATAGTATTTTATCTGTTAATATTACTGAACTTCCAATTGGTTTACCTTCTAAGACAGTAACTTTAAGAGCAGTTAACAATACCAATGGAATTGTAATAACAGAAGTAAAATCAAACGGATCAGGTATTTTCACATGTAGAGTAGTTACACCTAATCCTATATTCCCTATTGATCCATTCTCGGTTGGTGATAAGGTATTTATTGAAGGTATTGAAAAATTTGGAACCTCTGGAACTGGATTTAACTCAAAAGATTATGGATATAAACTCTTAAATGTTGTATCATTTGATCCTAACGTAAATAATCAAGCAGAGGTTGGTATAAGTGTAACTGAATTTGGTTCTACAAATACAGGAATTGCAATAACAGAGGTAAAAACATTTTCAACTATTATTAATGAATCTGATTATCCATCTTTCTTAGTTTCTCAAAATCAATCTGAATTTAATATTGGAGAAAAGTTAATAGTTAACAATATTCAGAGTAATAATACTATTAGTCGTGCAGATGTTGGAAAGTTAAAAATTTTTGGAAGGGATAAGTTAAAAGTAGGTGATAAATTACTTGGACAAAACTCTGGAAGTCAGTGTGAGATATCTAAAATAATTGAAAATAAAGGGAAATTCAAAACTGATTTTTCTGTTCTTAAAAATTTAAATTGGAATGATGATATCGGAAAATTAGATGAAGATTTTCAAGTTGTTGCCGATAATGATTATTATCAAAATATGTCATACTCCATCCAAAGTCCCATCAAATGGCAGACATTGAGAACACAGGTTAATAATCTTCTTCATACGAGTGGTATGAAAAATTTTGCAGATACTGAAGTATTATCATCTGCTGTTGCAGGAATTGGATTTACATCAAATTTGAATGTGATTGTAGATTTGATTAATGAAAAAAGAGTGGATGAAATTAAAGATATTGATCTTGTGAGAGATGTTGATGTTGTAGGTAATAATTCTAGATTCATTAAGTTTAAAAATATAAGATTATCTGATTTTATTAGTTGCAATACAAATGATGTTTTATCAATTGATAACATTAGTGATACATTTTCTAATTTCCAAGGAACTTTTAATGAATTTATTGATATAAGTAATTTTGATAATATAACTGAATTATTTGATGACCTTTTAATAATTGTAAAAAGTACATCATCCTCTGAGATTTTTGATAAAATTCAATTATCAAATCTACTTTTATTAAGTAATGGTTCTAAAAATGTTTTAGTTGAAAAATCTGATTTAATTAATTCGGGTATTGGATTTACCAACTCTGAAATTAATAATTTTATTAATTTTAATTTAGTTGACAATAATTTAAGATTCACACCAAATACAGATTTGGATCTAACAAATGATAGAGATTATGACTTAAAAATATTTTCATCCAAATTTAATACAAATGCGATTGGTTTAGGCACTACTTCAATCGGACCAATAGATTTAAGCTCTCGTATTCAGACATGTGCAACAGGCATTACAACAAATATTATCACTGTACCCACGGATAAATTTGAATCTTTATACGCTACATTACACATAATTGATGATAGCACCAAGGAAATGAATTTGGTTGAAAGTTTTATATCTCATTCAAATACAGATACTTTTCTCTCAGAGGCATATTTTAATACTGACAGTAATGATTTATCTCTCAATCAATTAGGGATTATTACATCTAGTATATCAGATAATAATTTAATATTAAGTTTTGAAAATAATGGATCAAATACATTAAAAATAAAATCTAGAATTGTAGGAATGGGGACAACTGGAGTCTCTAATGGATCTTATAGATTTAAATCGTTAGGTCAATTGGATGGTAGTGAAAGATCATCACTTTATTCAGGGATATCTACAACTAATATAGGAACATCTACATTAGTTAATTTGGATTCAAATTTATTTAATGCAGTTAAATCAATCGTTGAAGTTAGTATTGGATCTTCAAAAGCTATTCATGAGGTATTATCCATTCATGATGGTGTAAATGCATATGCACAACAATCAGGATCTTTATCGGTTACAAAAGATAGTATAACAGATTATGATCCATCTTCAGGGTTGGGAACTTTTGGAGCAACACTTTCAGGATCTAATTACAAACTTATATTTCATCCAGATAATTTATCTGGAATTACAACGGTTGTATCATTGAATCATTGTTTTTATATTAAAACTGATACAGAAAATACACCAGAGAATTTAAATTATGGTGTTATTACTGAAAATAATTCAACTGAATTATATAATTCAATATCTGGAAATCGAATTAATAGAACACAATTTACTCTTAAAAATAATTCTACACCAATTTTTGGAAAAATATTTAATCCATCAGATACAACAGGTAAATTCATATCATCAACTGGTAAATTTAATATAGATAATCATTTCTTCAGAGAAAATGAAGAATTGGTGTACAAACCAGCATCCACATTTATTGGTATTGGTTCAATACCCTTGCAATTTAAAAATGGATCTATAATTGATGAGTTGCCAACGACAGTTTTTGCAAAAAATGTTACAAATGATTCATTCTTTATATCAACTACAAGAGCAGGAACTGCTGTTACTTTTGTGGGATTAGGTGAAGGTAATGCTCATGAATTGAACATGGCAAAGGCAAATGAAAAAGTTTTGATAACAATAGATGGTGTAGCACAATATCCATTAATAAGATCTGATGTAACTCATACTTTAGATAGTAATATTGGATCTCAGGTTGGATTAACAACAACCATTATTAATTTGAGTGGAATATCTACAATTTCATCAGAGGATATTTTAAAGATAAATGATGAGTTTATGAAAGTTGTAACTGTTGGATTTGCTACAACAGGATCTGGTCCTGTTGGTTCATCTGGAACCTTTAATTCAGTTGAAGTTCAAAGGTCTTTCGTTGGTACATCAGCAACTACACATAATGACGGAACAACAGTTAATTTATTCAGAGGATCTTATAATATTTCGGGTAGAGATATATTCTTTACCCAAGCTCCCAGAGGGAATCCTGCAAATCTTAAAACCGAGAATGATTTAAATTTTGCAACTTCTAATTTTACTGGAAGAGTATATTTAAGAAATGATTATAGTTCAAATGTCATCTACGATGATATATCAAACCAGTTTACAGGACAAGAATCAACATTTACTATAAAGGTTGGTGGTGCTAATACTATCGGAATTGGAACCACAGGAGATAGTGGTGTTTTGTTTATTAACGGAATATTCCAATCCCCCTCAACGGAATTTAACCCCAATAAAAACTTTAAAATTATTAAGAGTGGTGGTGCTACTGGTGTTTCAAGTATTGTATTTACAGGAATAACATCAAGTGATGGATCTACCTTCATCTCAAATAATATTAATACAAATGAACTACCTAGAGGTGGAGTTCCTATTTCAATTGGAAATACAGTTAATGGATTAGGATATGCTCCTCTAGTCGGTGCAAATGTTAAACCTCTCTTTGATGCTAATGGTAATATAACAAGTATTGTTGGAACAGCATTTAGTGGATCTGATTTAGGTATTCAAACTGCAACATATGATAATGTAACTGGTATTATAACATTTACAACTGTTAACGAACATCGATTTAGAGATTCAAATGATTTTGTCTTGATTGATAATATGGTCTTTAGTCCTGCATTCCCAAGTGGTTTCATAAGAAAAAATGGATATGAAGTTGTTTCGGTCGCCGCAACAAATGTTTTCGGTGTAAGTGTTGGGTCAAGTACAGTATCTAATGTGTATCAAGGTTCTGGTAACTTATATCCATTCTTCCCCAATTTAACCTTTGGATCAGGATATAACGGTCTCACACCAATTGGAGTTGCTGTGACTGACTTAGGATATGAGCATCGTTTTGTGTCTGCAAATACAAATGCGATTTCTGGAAGTTTGACTCCAACAAATGCTGTTTATAATCCTGTAACAGGAGAATTACAATTGACTATTCCAAATCATGGATTAGAGGGAGATGGAAGCCCTACTAGTGACACTATAACAATAGCAGATGGCAGTATATTCTTCTCATGTTCAAGAGATAACTTTAGAACTGTTCATCCATATCCAAGATCAACAGATCCAGCATCAACAAATACATCAGAATTGAATAATGGTGTTTTAACTGTTACAAAAATTACTGATGATATACTCAGTGTTAATGTTGGAGTCAATGTTGGTTCTGGTGCACAAGTATCTGCTGTTGCTGGTGTGGGGGGAACAGCAATATTCACAATTGATGATGATGGATCAAATTATAAAGATCCTCAGATATTTGTTTCTCAACCAT